ATGCTATCTGTATCGTGAGCCTTAGAAATCTCATCAAATATTAACAATTTTTGATTTTGTACAATGCCAATCACTGCGTTCATGTTGCCTATGTTGAAGTCCATGCCCACTCTCAATGGTTCTAATCCAATATCAGGTTTGACAGTAGTGACATTGTTTTCTCTGGTAAAGCGATCATAGACTTGGCCTGTGGTAAGGTTAACAAACTCTCCATTGAGATATGCCTGTAACATTGATGGGTCATAGTTAGCTTGCATACGTTCAATAAAGTCATCAGGCAAATATGGATTATCTTGAGTCCTCATCTTGATTAACTGCCTATCACTTCTTTCTTTAGCTTGATCCGTACCAAATGTGTTATATAACCACCTAAATCCCTCTGGTGTACTAGCTGCGGCAAACTGGCGAACATTACCAGCCCTTAACCTACCAAGTATTTTTGGGAAGGCTTTATCACAAATAGCTGGGGAAACTGTGTCGATTTCATCTACCAGAACGTGCGAAAGATTCAAACCAATAATTCTGGTGTAGTTTTCAAATGACCTACAAAGAAGCTTCGAGTCTCCCTCTTGAAAATGCAAAGTATAATCTGGAAGCGGTGAAGCTCTGAATGTGTAAGGTATTTCATAGTGTTCAAGGAACTGTTCAAAGTCTGTCTGCCATATGTCCCTTATCAAAACATTAGTTGGTTCAAGGATTGCACCAATAAACCCTATGTTCTGGGCTGCAAGCTTAACTGCCATACTACACAAGGCTCTTGTCTTACCAGCACCATATCCAGCAGAAAGGCCAACTATCTCAGTCTGATTATCAAAGAACTGTTGCTGTGCTTGATGTAAATCAGCCCTAATCTTATCTAATAGCTCTCCAGTATCAATGTCAGTGTAATGACTACCTATGTGATCTAATACAGATCCCTCTCTGTTCAGTATGCTCAAGACATCACCTGACCAACTTTTGCCATTGAGTTTATACAACCTAAAGCAACTGTAAGCTGCCCTGACTTTCTAGCCTCTTTTGCTAATGATGCGTATTGAGCAAGAACTTCAGCAGTAAATTGTCTCCTATCAATATCAAAATCTTGCTTAAGAATCTCTCTGGCATCTGATATGTAGCTATCAACAGTCCTTTGTGTAACACCCCACTCAGTTGTGGCAAATTGCAGTATATCTGATCTAACAGTACCAACAGACATAAGTTTAGCCACTTTGTTCACTCTGAACTCATGCTCATTTTTGCTAGTTCTGCCGTTAGCCACTATGGTTTATAGTTTTTATTATTCTAAATGTAGCGTCAATCTTGATTTTTTGGGAAGTCTCTGGTCATTTCTTGTTTTAATTGGTCAAATAAAATTTGTTTTTCATCATGTGTAAAGTAATAAGTTCCTTTTTGATCTCTGTACTTCGGTTTTTTATTTAACCAAGAATTTATGTGTATGTGACCAACCCCACAGCATTGAAAATAATATGGATCTGATGGTTGTTTTGGAAATTTAATGGTCATGGTTTTTGTTTTTGTTTTGCTTGATTTTCCCAGCTTGTTTTAAGAAATATAAGTTCATCAATACGTTTTTTTAACGCTGTGATGCGGTCATTGTTGAAGCTGTCAAAGTCTTTATTTTTCATCTTTTTTCTCCTCCTCCTCATATACATAATCATGTCGTATCAAACGTAAATCTATTCCCTCACAAGAACCATGTATCTTTTTTGGGTTGTTTTGGTAAATAATTGCTTTAAATTTCATTAGAAAGATAATGTTGATTGACTGAAAGACTCAGGTTTTTTAGGTAAACACCAAAGATGTTCCTTCTTTCCATAGTTACCCATAACAAAGTCTTTTGTTTTTTCTAGTTTGCCATTATCAGATAAGTTTGTCATAGCTCTTCTAATTGATGTAATAGGACAGTTTAATCCTGAGATAGAAAGAACCATTGATGGGCTTAGTGGTTTATCGTATTGATGAAAACAGTTAATAATTCTTTGTTCCTGTGTTTTAGCTTTTGTTTGTGATTTAGTAAGTTCACTAGGGTTTTCATTGATTGTGTTATAAAAAGTCATTACTTCTCACCCCTTATTCTTGCCCATCTTTTTTTCTAAATCTTTGAATCGTGTAAGAAGCTATACCAATTATTTTCTCTGTTTCCATGCCGTTATATAAACCTTTCTCTGCAAAATGTTCTTTACTTCGCATATTTAAATATTTTGAATAATCAGCAGGGACATATTGAACAGGTTTTATTAAATTATAATATTCTTTCATTACTTCATTGTTACGTCTTGAATTATAAGCAAGCTTGCCTTTCCAACCACCAGAATCTAACGAAATAAGAAACTTATATCTTTTTTGTAAATTAGGGTGAGTAAATTTATAAGTTGGATAATGATTAAGTCTGGAATCAAGATAACCATCAAGTGCAATTTTTAAATATTTAATTTTTAATTGAATCCACTTATCAATATCAGTTTTTTTCCAATAGCAATGGTCAACACCACTGGTTCCATTTTTTTCTAATTTTCTTGAAGGTTTTGGCAGCCAATTTTTTCTTAATTGAAAACGGATAAGTTCTAAATTATATCCAGTAAGTTCTACTAAATCTAAAGCAGAATATTCGTCAGACATTTTTTCTTTGCTTGGATCAAAAGAAATATGTCCTGTTATGTCAAATTCTTTTTTTAAGATTTGCCTTATCCACTCTCTCCCGACATCAAATCTTTCTGCAATTTTTTGAAGTGTATATCCTTCTTTTCTCATGCGTAAGATAATTTCATTTCTTGCTTGTTTAAGCTCTGGTGTAACTGTGTACTGATTTTTCATAATGATTTAATTTGAAAGTTTGCTAGTTGATCTTTTACTTTTTGTGCTTCTGGTGGAAGTGCAGATTCTTGGTTTTTAATGTTTTTTTGGATAAGTTTGTTCATAAGCTTTTCTGTTTTCTCCCAGTTTTCTTTTCTCACGTTGTGTATATCACGAACAATGTCTATTGGTATGTCAACACCAACATCATTTCTGATACGGCCATCTGAATCTCTGTATCCATGAGAAACTATCTGACCATCTATGTCATATTGAGCATTAGCTGAAGCACAGTAACAAATGAGAGCTAAGTCCTGACCAGAGAACCGCCTTCCCTTGTCATCAATGTCATAGTCTGGTAAATGATTGTTTACTAACTTGTCTGAATTGTTGATTATGCCTGTATCGTTGCAAGCATAACAAGTGTATTTAGGTGCGTTGAAGGTAACTTCTCTGTCAACAGCAGATCTTTTATAATTTTTCATTTTATTTTTTTTTATTTTCTTTTATTTGAAATTGTTTAACAGCTTTTTCGTATTGTTTTTTAGTTAAATTTTCAACTTTACTGGCACTTCCCGATGATTCGGTAGTTATTTTGAGTTCTTTGCCATGTGGATAAAGGATTTCGTACATAGGGTGTTAAAAGGGTGTTTGTTTGGGTTTTCCTAATGTAGTTGCTTTTTTAGATACTGTCAATAGATATTGTTCAAATTGACCATTTTTGAGATAACGAAAACAATCAGGAAATAATGGTGTAAAGTTATCATTCTTTAATTGCTTTGATCTGGCTCTTATATCAGCCTGTAGGCAATCAAGTATCTTTTCCTGTGTCTTTTTACTTAACTTAGCAAATTCCGCTTTTGCAAGCTTTTTAGATTGTGATACAACACGCATTGATGTAGGTATCTTTCTGTAAGCTTCCCAGAATGGTTCAAAAAAAGAACTAATAGGTTTTATAGTTAATTTTGTTTTAGATATATTGTTATAGTTAGGGTCGTTCTCATGGACTACCCCAGTCGTTGTCAGCGACCCCCCCAGTGTATGTGACGGACTACCCCCAGTATCTGTCAGCGACCCCGCATGAAAACTGGTATCTGGCACAGGTAGTGTCTTGCATTGACTCCAGATTGTAACCCTGTAGCAGTTAGTTCTCTGGCCTGACTCATCAATACGGAACTGCTTTTGCAGCAGATTTAGTTCTACTAATTCATCAACAGTCGTAATAACTTTTGATCTGGACATCTTTGCATCTTCAGCAATCTTTGTGTAACTAGGCCAAATGTTTGGATAGTAGGATTGCAAAACCCATAAAACAGAAAGCTGGTATGGTGTTACTTTACCCTTTAAAGCTGTTGGTAAAGCAATGAATGGGGTATTCTCTGGAATAAAACTCATTTTCTATGGAATATATTATTTCTGTGAAAGGCATGGAGTCTGCTCCGCAGGGAAGCAAAAAGCACGTTGGTAATGGAATAATGATTGAGACAAGTAAGCGTCTAAAGTCATGGCGAAAACAGGTGAATTTAAGGGCTAAGTTGATTGTGACCGATATAATACAAGAACCAGTTGAGATAGAGGTGGTGTTCTGGTTCAAAAGGCCGCAAAAGCACTATCTCCCAAATGGCATGGTGCGTCAAGCTGCTCCTGTGTATATCACTAACAAAAACAAAGGTGATCTGGACAAACATTGCAGAGCATTACTGGATAGTCTAACTAAATCCGCATTTGCTGACGATAGCCAAGTTGTATCTTTACACGCTGTCAAAAAGTACTGTGAAACAGAATCTGAAACTGGTGCAACTATAAAAATAAGAACAATCAATGAAGCGAATTTCATGGGTGGCCTGTCCTAAATGTAAGGATTATACAGACCAAAAAGTAAGAAGATCAGACCGCAATTCAAAGCACGTTATTGTAAGACGTAGAGAGTGTTATGAATGTGGTCATATTTGGCACACTATTCAATATCCAGAAATGATTGTTGAAGATATAAAAGCAAAATATACATTGTGTGAGTAGTCGGGTGATAGATAGGCACTTCGCTTGCCCCCCTGCCTTTCCTAAATCTCACAATAGGTGTTGTATGGCTTTCAGACTTGCTTTGCAAAAGTCATCAGGCTACCCGACTCATAATTCATTTAAAGCGTGTTCAAGAGAATAAACAACTCTGGAAATAATACCAGCATCAAGATGTTCTCTTGCAACTCCAGATCCTTTTGTTGATGGGTTCTTTTTCAAAAACTGTCTCAGCCTATGGGCATCTTCAGCTTTTATGTTGAGAAAGATGTTCATGTATCGTTTTAGGTAGCGAAGCATGGGCAATCTCTTACATTTAGATATTAACCTTTAA